AATTTATCTTTAGCCGTGTCACAATTATGTCTTGCTCGGAATGACTTTCTTCTAGCAGGTTGGTCTTTTTTAATACTCATGTTTGGATCACCAAACCGCACTAATTTGACTTCATTACCTTTTTTAGCTAAAACAGCAGATTTTTTTGGCCCATTTGGGGTCTTTTTTGGTTTATTATACCCCGAAAAAGTCACACCACGGTAGGTAAGCCTACCAGATGGGCTTCTTTTGACATCTTTTGTTGTAGCCATTGTAATCCCTACGCATAGAATATCGTCATTGCAGTAATGTTTGTTGCGGTAGCAACATGGATATCGTCAGTAAACAGCACACCCTCATCTGGAATGTTTACAGAGTGTGTTTGGCTTGCCGTAAAATCTAAATCAAGAAGGGTTGAACCTCCATTGCCATCAGAAAAAGTTAGCCGACCTGCTGTTCCTCCTACCAAAACCTGAACCTGACGCAATCGAGCGCGACCAGTAGAGGCCGCGCCTGTGCCTGTCAAGCGTTTGGCTTGTACATCTGAGTTTGCCATACGGAACTCTCCTTACGATGCGTCGGAGGAGCTAGAGATACCGAAAAATTTCAAAACAATTACTGTATCCCCTCCTGGATCACCAGAAACTACTATCTCAACTTCATCGGGGGTAGCACCACTTGCTGATGTCGTAAATCCTGACATGCCAAGAACACCATTACAACCAAAAAAGCCTTTAAAACCAGTAGAGTTTACTGCGGCAGAGATACCATCTACAAAACCATCTGTATCAGCATCTGTGCCAATATCAACTAAATTGACAGCGTTTGCCGCTGCTGTGGTTACGGCAACAGTAACTCCCATCGGGATAAAGTTAGCTGGAATACCAATAGCAGACTCTTTACCTGTGGTATCACCATTAGCAACAGTGATTGTTGCCTCATACGTTTGGAGAGTCATTGTGCTTGTAACGGCACCTGTTGTTGTATTTTTAGTTATATCTGAAAAACCGTTTTCAGAACGCACTGGTCCTGAGAAAGTAGAATTAGCCATATGTTGTCTCCTGTCTTGGCTAGTGTCAACTGCACAATGCAGTTGTCAGGGATAAGTAATCGTACACAAAAAAACCCCCAAACACAAGGGGGCAAGATGTTTCACGTGGAACAATTTAAAAATAAAAGAAAAAAGGGGGGATTATTCCCCCCTTTAATACTAGGCGGCTCCAGGAGAACCAAATACACACCTTGGGTCAGAAACACCAAAGCTGTATCTTTCACGGGCTTTATACCGAGCATTGCCAGTATCAAAATCACCTTCCATAGATGTTCTGATTGCGCTACGCTCAAAATGTTTAAAACCGTTAGGAGCATCTGTTTTGATAAAAAACGCATCCGTATCAGTTAGGAAGTGGTTGACCACATAACCCTCTGGGAGCATACCCATATTACGGATAGCGTTAATATCATTATCTGCTGTGGCTGTACGTAGATTAGATGCCATCAACCTTTCAGCAACAAACTGAAGTGCTGGTGGAATAATCATCTTACGGCCTTGCAGAGCAATTTTCAACCCACGCTCATCAATAAAAGCAGAAATATCAATTAATGACTGCTCTAATGATGTTTCGTTTAGGTCAGCTGCTGTTGCTAACTCATTACGGAAGGTTCCTCCGCCCACAGTTGGGTGGTCGGTAGCACAAAGCTCTTTACCATCTCCGTATGTTACAGTGCTATCAAAAGCATTGTTTAGCACGGCTGCGGCTTTGACCTGCTTTGTGTTTGCCATGGAACGAGCTAAAGCTCTAGTGTAACGAGAGCTGAGTCTGTCATAGAGGTTATCCTCTACTGCTTCTTCAGTTATCGCAAACGCAAGAGCGATTGTTTCATGGGTGTAACGAGCAGTATAGGCTTCGTTAGCAGTATCAAATGAAACTGCTTGTCCTTCACCTTTTACTGGTGCGCTACCAAACCCTGATAACATTACCTCTTCTTCAAACGCTCTGTCTGAAGATTCCGTTTCGTAGATTTCGGCATGTTCATTATCATACCGATCGTATTCCAATCCAAAAAGCGCATTGAGTCCTGGCTCAAGTTCTTTAAGGAGTTGCGACCTTGCTATAGCCATATCATATCCTCCTTATATGCCAGTTGTAGCAGTGTGGAATGGGAGGTTTAGTTTGACTAAGGCGATAACACCAGCTGCGGTGTAATCAATTCCTTCGACATCTTTAAACCCTACAATCCTGAAATTATCAGTTGCAGTAGTCGCACCTGCTGTTGCGACTGAAAGCTCACCAATAGAAATACCTGCGCTTCCTGTAGTAGAACCGAAGTTGACACCTTCTGCATTTGAATGAATTAGTGCGGTAGCTGTTGCTAAATTAGTTAGCGAAGCATCACACTGAACTTCATACACTTGCATCGGGTCGTCATAAACAAACACTGTTGCTTCTGTTCCAGACTTCAGAGAAGCTGTTCCAGGATAATTATTATCAAAAGTAGGCGTTCCGTCTAAAGCTGTATATTGACAACCTGCCATAACACCAAGAATCGCTACCGAACCACCGTCTGCCGCGCTCACATCTACAAGACCGTTTGTAAGAGGAATCACCATATCGCCTTGGTATATTGCGCTTGATGAACCTGCTACTCCAGGAATTTGTACTTTATAAGGCGTCAATCCATTGCCGTTCGGTGTAGACCCTATCTTGTTATGTGGACGAAGCCCAAATGGTGAATCTGTATTCGCCATGTGTTTTTCTCCTATAAAAGATTAAGAATCGGATCCTTTTTCGGATCCACCAAAGGTTACACGAGACTGCCTATCAGGTTTACTAATAGGCATCGATGGATGTTGCTCCCTTAACAAATCGTTATCCACAGCTTTCATTTGATCGTCAGTTTTTTCTTTGAAATATGCGTTTCTTTCGCGATTTGTTTCAACAGGGAACCTTGCAAGTATCAGACCGCCTACCCCAATCACTCCGGCATGTTTGCCATCTTGGACTGTAGGGGCTTCAAAATCTGGATACTCATCAGCGCGAACAAGTTCAAAGCCTTCGCGGAGGCGAGCAGAAAGGTTTTTATTATCGTCGTACCCCATAACCGAAGCTCGGATCCAACGATGATGATAGCCTTCTGGGGCTGGTGGTGCGTCTAATTGAGACGGAGGTCGCCAAGGTTTAGCTCGGCTCTGTTTTTCCCTTGTTTGGGAAGTGCGTGGGTTTCTTTCAGACATTAGAGTTCCTCACGAAGTTTGGAGGCGTTGTTTCTGCCTCGCATATTGTTCATAACTTACACCGAGTTTATCTGCAATAGCAACCTCAGATTTTGTAAGTTTGATTTTTTGTTGTTTTGATTTACCAGAATTACGGTTTGCACTAGCAACCGCAGGGCCAGAAGTACGAGTTTGTGGGGTCGCATCTGCAAATTTATGCGGAAACTCAACTCGCATTCTTTTATCAACTTCATTATAGTACTCATCACTTTGTGGGTCATAACCTTCATTATCTACAAGTTTTTTGTGAATACTAAATGCAGTTAATGTCATAGGCTCATCTGTGCCAAACCAATCATTCCTTGCTGCCCATGCACTTGCTTTAGGGTCAGGCGGTGGCGGAGCTTGTTGTGGAGCAGGTTGATAATTTTGGTTTGGCGCAACTTGTGGTTGTTGAGCTATTTGCTCTCGTTGCGTTTTAACTTGCGCTAATCGCTCTGAATGAACACCCAACTCACCAAGTTTGCCTTGTGCCTCTACCTGTGCATCAATATCACCACGATCTATAGCTTCTTTTAATGTGGCTTTCCAAAGCTCTTTTTCAGCCGTAACTCTATTTTCAAACTCTGAAACATATGAGCTATCTAAAGTAGTTGCATTTTTGCGAAGATCATCAAGCTCTTTTTTAGTTGCTTGGGCAAATTCAAGTGCTGCTTTTTCACGTCGCTCTGACTCACGCATTTTAGCTGTGAGTTTATTTATACGTTTTTGTACACCCTCACTATACTGCTCTAATTCGTCAGTATCTTTTTGTTCTGGTTGCTCATCAACAACCTCAACATTATCTTGTTGCTCCGAGAGGTCTACTTCTACATTTTCCTCTTCTGCACCTTCTTCAAACTCGATTTCTTGTTGTGCTTCAGCTTCTGCCATTTTTCACTCCGTGCTAATAATGTAAAATATCGTCAGGGTCAGTTATACGAGCTAAGATTTCATCATCATTTAGGAGACGAACCTCACCTCCTTCTATTTTAAACCGACTACCTGCATACCGTCCAAAAATAACCCAATCACCTTTTTTGCACCAAGGCTCTGAGTTTTCACCAAACTTATCTGCATCTAGATAAGCAAGAGGCCCTACTTTCAGCACGTAACCACAAACAGTTCCTAATGCTTCTTTTTCTCTAACCTCTGTTGGTAATAAAATCCCGCCATCTGTTTGCTTTTTACCTTGATACGGTAGCAATAAAATTCGCCACCCTGTAGGTTCTGGCAATCTACTCATAGCAGTATCTGTAATTTTTGAAGGGTCTAAAAAACGATCTTCAGCACGAACGTATGCTTCTTCTAGTACACCTATTTTTTGTTTTGTTTTTGGGGGTTCTTTAGGTTTTTTATCCACATAATGATCGGGGACCAATAGTGTTTTACTCATCATCTTCCACCTTTTCTAGCAGGTCTCTAAGATCCTGTTCTGTTATTGCAAGTTCCGCGAGTTTTGCGCGGAGTTCCTTGAATGCAGTAAAATCTGGTACAGGGCCATGACATATGGCATCTACTACCACATCTTTCCGTTCGCGGATATTCTTCAACATTTTTTCGTATATGTAAAGCTCTGACATTACATTAACTCAAAATGTGGGCCATCTATAAATGGTCGTTTACCCTCCCCCCTACGAATATCAATATAATTCATCATTGCTTCTTCCATTGTACCTTCCCATGCAGCTATGTTTGCTGTAGTCCAAGCACCGCCCCAACGGACAGCGGCATTACATTCCCGAGCAGCTTCTGCCATCGCATCCGCTACTTCGTCATAAACATTTATTTCCCAAGAAGCACGTCCGTCTATATAAGCCATCAGGTCAACTGCTTTACCTTCCAAATGTTTAGAC